TCCTCAAATATATTGAGATAGTTTTTCAGTTTAATAGTATTAGAAGCCATTTTGAATCCTCCTTCTTACTTATTTTCAAATTTAACACCAGTCGGAGCCAAAGGTTCTTCACCTGAAGCATTCAGGTCAAATCCGCCTCCACCAAACAGTGAATAATCAACGGGTTCTTCCTTTTTAAGCAGTCCGGCAATTTTTGCAAGTGCTGTATCGGACATTGCATTGAGTTCTTCGTCAGACCATTCTCCCTTTTCGGAATTAGCCTGTATCTGACTAATAGTAGCTTTCCTCTGTTCTTTCTTCTGAAACTTCACGTAATCTATGATTGCACGATCTTCAGCTGAAAGGACATTAACTTCCTTGGTCACTTCTTTCTCAACAACCTGCGGTTCCAATTTAACAAGCTGTTCTTCCGAAAGAGCTTCCAACCACTCCCTATCAGTTTCTGCGAACTTACTGGCTTCGTTTGCAATAAGTGCATCAACTTTTGCTTTTACACAAGGAGTGCATTTTTCGTTGTCTTTTGGCATTTCAGTTACCTCCTTATTATTATTATTTGATCTGGTTCTCCTCATGCCAGAACCATTGGCAAGTACTTCATATTCAACCTTACGGCGAACTTCTTGGGGATTTCCTGTAAGTTCAAACGTACTATTTTCAAACTTATAACCCTGCTTATAAAGTTTTATACCACCTATCCGCTGTCTGATTTCATAAACAACAAATTCATCATACACTTCCTGTAGAAAATGCATAACGTTTTCACTATCCATTGCATCAATCTTACATCTGGCAGCATCAACCAATTCTCTATAACCAGCATCAGCATTTAAACTGAGTTGGTCTGAATAGAACGATTTTAAACTTTGTAAGAATTCCTGTTCGTTCACATCTGTTCCTCCTTTCTTTTTGTTAACACGTACTCCACACCCATCTTCAATAGAACAAGCACCTCTCCCTCCGGGCAGTAGGGCAAGATGATCTGGTCTATGATTATGAGCGACTGCTGTATAATGTTCTCCATTCCAATCTCCTTCAGTATCTTCCTGGTCTGTAAATACACCAATACTTACTTCTATTGGTTCAGAACCTTGTATTGCAGCAAGAACTGACGGACATGATTGGCGTAATTTTTCTTCATTTAACCAAGCTTCTGCTTTGAGCTTATTGTCATCTACATGAGTATTAAAAATAATACCCACTACCTGTCTTTCCATAATCTCTGGTGAATTAGCAGAAACACTCTGTCCTTCAATCTCAGGATGGTCTATTACAACAGGTCTGCCATTCCAAGCATCAGGGAACCTACCAAGTTCGGCAATGGAATGGAATAATGGACCGAGACTGCCGTTATGTACTCCTTCCACCATCATTATAACAGGAACGACCAAATGTTTTGCATTCTGATACGTTTCTTCTCTGACTGTATAAGTTACCTCCTGCTCAACTTCCTGAGTAGTATAAACCTCATTGTTATTTGCCGTACCATTAGCAATACGAATAGCCTGTGCTTCACAAGTTGCTCTGGCTGTACCTTTCTTTAAACATGCAGCAAGAACTGAGTTTGCCGTAGCCACCCATTTTTCTTTTTGCTTCTCAGATAAACCCTTTTTGTGCTTATCTACATCTTTTTTACTCCATGGCATCTTTGTTTCCTCCTTTATTTTTCATAATATTCTTTAAGGTCTTCAATATATGGTAAAATTACACATCTACACTGAGGATGCAAAGGAATTAAAGGCTCAACTTCATCCAAAGTAAATATTTTTCCTTCTAATGCAGCACATTTTGGACAAACCCTATCATCTAAAGCTGTTGCCCATTCAGCTAAAACACTCACTCCTTCTAATCCCCAATTCCTATACTCTTGTACCATTGCTAAATGATGAGCACGTATAATCTCCGTCCTGGCAAGTAACATGGCTCTGCGTTGTGCTGGTATGAATCTACCTAACCTATCCGTAATACCTAACGTTCCTGCTCCTGTTCCATCTATTGCTGCTACAAGTTTACGAGCTATTAAAGCTGGACCATCACCATCTATCATGCCCTGAGCAAGAATCTGACTAATGGTTGTTTCCATAGCTGCAGTAATACCAGTAAGTTCTGAATATACTCTTATATACAAAATACCAACTCTTTCCAAATGAAAAGGTGTGTTAAATACAGCATCTATTCCACCTGATTCATCAATAGTAGGAACTGCTATTCCTGCTTTATCCAATTCATATCGTGCCCTAATTATACCCCTTTTGTAAGAATCAGCAATATAACGATTTGTCCAAGCATCATAAACAGCAGAACCTATTTGCTGTAATTCAGCCATTGTCAATAACCCCTTTTCTACCTGCAAATGTAACCAACGCATAAACGCTTCAATTTTCTTTGGGTCTGAAAGGAAAGCAAACGCCTGAGAAACCGGAGTAGGGTTCATTTGGTAACTTCCTACCTTTCCCCTTTTTAAACCAAAGCAATCCTTTTCATTTACGGTTTGACGTATAACTTTTTTAAGTTCCGTAAAACGAACCTTAAACTCTCTTGCAAATGCATTGCGAAGAGCAGTAGTACGAGTTGGATCATACCTTTCAGGAGTTACTTTATTCAATATTAATTCTTGCGTTTGCATTTACTTCTTTTCTTATTCTCATCATTTTAGATGATTCTTTTCTTTTAAACTTATTTGCTGAAGGTATAGAACGACCTGCAGGTAAAGCAGGAGCAGGTGGATTAGCTTCTTTATCAAGCATACTCTTAACTATATCCATCAACTCATCACTTTCATCATTCATCTGTTTATCCCGCATAGCATCAATCAATGTTATTTGCTCCTGTGTCAAACCTAAAAACATTTCAAGAAAAGCATCAGGAGGGATAACAGCTTGTGCTATTGGACTATACGTATATTCTCGTAAAGCATTGGCTCGTCCTTTTCCAATTTCCACTCTTGCTTTTTCACTAATTGAAAACAAATCTTGCCAAGCTACTGTATAATCCTCACTTGGCTTTGGTAAAATCCCATACTGTATTAATTTTTCTACAGTAGGACGAACTATATGTGGTTCTGCATAATCTTCTCTTCTTGACTGTACAAAAGATAACCATTCTGTTGTATCCTGTGTACTTGCTAATTCTCCTCTTTCACTCCCCATTAACACTCTCTGTGGAATACCTGTTTCCGCACAAATACCCGCTATCTGAACATCAAAATGATCTTTTGGACTTTCTATGGTTTGTTCAAGTGGTTCAACATCAACTCCTTCATTTACAAGAAAACGCCTAAAATCATGTTCATATTCATCAAGCTGAGAAAGCAATGCATCTTTTGCTTTCTGTGTCATAGTATAATCATCCTTTACATTTCCTTTGAAACCAGGTCTTGCACTTCTCCAAAACATCTCAGCATCACCTCCAAGTACTTTTTCCAAATCCATCAACCTATTAAAAACTCCTTCAAGTCTTGGTGTACCATATATTTCAGATTCAAGGTTTCCATCCACAATATGTACAATACGTGAATAATGCACGTTAACCGTACTTGAGCTTTTAGATGCTGGGTCTGTTACCTGTAAACCATAAAACAAAGGCATTCCATAACGTGGATCGTTTGGAGTATCAACATAACGTAATATAGGAGCATTCTTTTCTGAAAAAGGTTTGATATATTTCAATATACGTTTACCGGATGTAACAGGTTTTGCAAAACCTGCATTGTTAGAGACATCATCTAATCCAAGCAGAAGTACTCCATACCTTCCAATACCAGTCAATTTATCCACTCTGGTAAAGACGGTTTTCATACCAACTTTTCTGTCCAACTTCTTCCACTCAGTTTCAAAAGCAGTATCTTCAGGTTCATTAGATTCCACAAGATATAATGGACCTTGCCATGTTACTTTGACTGGGCGATCAATAATAGCTTTGGCAATTTCTTGTCTTGTGTACCTGGCAAAGTAATCATCAAAATCAAGAGTTGTCTTGTATCCTAATGCTTTATAAACATCACGAATTCCATCAAATTGAACGCCCAGTTTTGAAGCGAAAATAGCACGATTAGTTAATTCAGACAAGACCTGAATCATCGCACCGTCCATTTTCTTCTTCGGTAACTCTTTACTAATCGTGCGTTTCCGTTCCATTGTTTGCTTTAAATTAAAATGTTATCTGAACTCCGGAAAGAAGATATGGATGTTTATTTGTAAAATCATATCCTCCCCCTAATCCAACAAGACCAAGTACGTTTACTGTTGCTGCTAAACCAAATCCTGCTTTATTAGTAACGTTTGATCCGTTTAACATGACTAATAGATCAAAGCCATAATCAGGAGTCAGTTTTTCATTTACAGTTGCATAATGTACAAGACCTATCCCAACACCTGCTGCAGTAAATGGAGAAGGCTGAAATGCTTTTTCTTCCTTATTGAAATCCCACTTAATTGCCGAAAAACTCATTGCTGGCTGAAAATACCAATCAACTGTTTTTCCACCTTCACCTTTGACAACAAGTTCTGTAGCAGGAGTACCTCTGGTAATCTTACCAAATTTGCTCCAACTACCCTGAGCCATTACTCCCATTGTGAGAGTACACAAAAACAAAATAGTAATTAACTTTTTCATCCTCTTACTGCTTTAAGTTGTTCATCATTCATAAATTTCCCTTTTACAGAAGGTATCTGCTTTTTAATAATCCTTCCAATCCAGTTCCAGATAAAAGCAAGCACTGAACCTTCCTTTATCCAATTCGTCTGTCCAAACCATGCTTCAAGCACGGAGTAAACAATAAAGATTAAAACCCACATATTGTTCTTGAGAAAATCAAGAACTGTACCACCTGTAATTACATCCACATTTACTCCAGTAGAATCTACAGGCTCCTGTGCTATCACGGCTATCACCGCAATAAACATGATTACAAAAAACACAACAAACTTTTTCATCTTTTTTACTCTGTTAATTTGATTACCCACAAGTCAAAACTTTTATTTTTATCCAATACATATTTCCAAGGAATTAAACATCCACCATCCCACCCCCACTCTCTCCCCCAACTGTTAAGTTCAAACACTCCTTCTTTTTCATAATCCATAATACACTTACAATGTCCACCTATTTCATCTTCCCAACACTTTGGCACAGGGACAACTCCTGAATTAGCAACTCCATCACTCATAAAAGATTCATAAAGTATCTGCCCGTAAACAATAGCATAACCATTATAAATAGCATCCATTATAGCTTCTTTCGTAACAGGATAAATACGATAATAATCAAGTATCTGATGATCTGCAGCTTCCATGTAAGCTTCGTTGGAAGGTTCTACTGCATATTTACGAGTGATATATGGCCAGGTTTCTTCTTTACATACTCCATACCTGTTTAATCCTTTAATCAAATCACGTATTGATGCTCCACTATCCTCTTGCTTGCAATCTTCTGTACGAGCATTGTAATAAGCAAATAGACGTGAAGGTTCAAACACCGGCATATTATTTCTCAAGAGTGCTTGTATAAATCCAGCTACTCCTCCATTTCCCGTACACGATCCAATATCTTCCTGATTCCAACGATAAGGAAAAAACTTGAAGTTTCTCCTTTCAGTTGATTCTGGATATTGCATTGCTTTGTACCTTGGTACATATACTTTATCACGTTCATCAAAAGTATCACGCTTCAAACCAAAATTCTTTTTAGGAAGTGGTTTTCTGTGTAAAACGTATTTTTTGAATAATCGCCACATAGCTACAAAGTTTACTTTTATTTCAAATGGTAAATTCATACAATATTAATATAAATTTCCTCACCAACCTCAATATAAGCCTTTAATAATGCTGTCAACTTCTTCTCATAATAAGCACCATTGCTTAATTTTGCTACTGCAGTATTATCACCTACAAGGACACATCCCGAAGTATTTTTTACAGTAGTTCCACGATGTATCCGAATACCTATAAAATGTTTTACATCAATAATCAATGGTAATTCTCTTTTGAACTTCGGTGACATAGTTACATCTACTTTATACCTTCCATAAGGAATAGCTGTTTCTCCGTATATCTTAATTTCACCTGGATCATCCAAATCTCCATCCTTATTATAATCACGAACTGGATCTTCCAAAGTATTACAAAACCTTTCTTCACCAATGGAAAGAATTCCAACAGTGTGAGTAGGTTTACAAAACATTCTATCAAGAAATAAATTAATCATAATTTTTACTTCTTAAAAATACCATATAAAAATTTAAAAAGAGCAACAAGCATAACTATTCCACAAATTATGACAAAGCCTATTCCTATATATTCTGGTGCTTTCATATCAAAAAAGTTTTACCCACCAATATTTAAAAATAAACCACATGAACACAATCCCTAAAATAATACCTATCGCTATGCGTAATACTATATTGAAAGGACTGTTAACTTTAGTACTTTTACGAAGCAAAGGAATAAGTTCGTGCATTTCATTTCTGAAGGATTCAATTGAATCAGGTTGTAGAATAGCTACATTCTTTTTCAATTTATCAATATCTTTCTTATGACATTCAATCTCATCATGAATACTTCTTGCTTCATCTTTTGCTCTCTGCTGTTCAAGTTTAATAGAATTGATGTCCTCTGCCATTTTTTCCTGACCGTCAGCTAATTCCTGTAATTTCACATATATTGGAGTGAGTGTCTCTGATAATTGTTTTGCTACAACTTCAGCTACACTTTTACACAACCTTTCATTATCCTCTTCATAAAGTTCCTTCATGAAAACTTTCAGTTCATCCCTTAACTGCTCACTCAGTATAAGGTCACGTTGATCCTGCCAACGCAGTAGAAATTGCTGCATTGTGGGAGTTAATCCTTTCAACTCCTCAATTGCTTGTGGTGTCATTAGCTGATGCATATTTGCTTCTAACACACCTTTTTCTGTAATACCATCTTTCTTTTTTGCAGTCATTGCTTTTTACGGATTTTGATGCTTGTTTTTAATGTATCTTGCCAGCTTACCTTTTCTTTTTCTATTGTTAATCCGTTCATGTATTCGTAAAATTCTGCCTTTGTAAGTGTATTGTCTCTCATCAAATACCTTGCATACGATTTTTGTGTATTATCCAACGCTTCACTTAACTGCACAATATCTATTTGTAAATCATGAATACTTCTACCAAGTCTGTATGAATTCATAGATACACTGTCAAATCGTTTATACAAACTATCTATCTTGGAAGACATTTCTACCACTGCACAATTATTTTCATTTGTTGTATTCACAAATTTAAACACTCCCCAAAGTATTCCAAGAGCTGCAAATGTACCTGTAATATAACTTGCTACCTTGGAAATGGTAAGTACTCTTTCACTCATACGTCAATTCTTTTTATACCATTTTCCCAACCCAATAACCAAGCTACTCCCCAAAAAGCTGCAATAGCTTTCATCATCCATCCCCACGAACCAAGAGCTGTCATTATCTTATCATAAAGTTTTGTAATACCATAATAATTCCAATCCTGTCCTGCAGATATATTCCATATTACATCAAAAATACCAAAACGTAATAGAACATATCCTATAAGAATTTTCACTATTGGTTGATAACTAAATGCTTTGACATTATTTATCCAAGCAAATAATCCGAAAGTAATTCCACAAAGAAATACTGCTTCTACAATTTCTGACGCAATGTGATAATCAGCAATTTTTAATCCTTCAAAAACTGCCTCAAATATTATCAAGAAAAGAGCAAGTAATAGATTTTTCATGGTTACTTATTTTTCAAATCCTTTTCTACGTTCTTGTCTCATCTTCAGAACTTCTTCTCTGCGACTTTCCATTTCCTGACGCATTGCTGCCCTTCTTTCTTCTATCTCTTTCAACCTATCTTCAGAAAGTGGATTACCAGGAACTCTCATCGGAGGAACATCTACAGTAACTTTATCACCAACTTCATAATTATCCTTCTTTGGAGTAAGTCTTGCAACAGGAACAGGTCGTTCAAGCTCCGTTCCTTTCATCTTTACAAATACTATTCTTCCACTTGGATGAACTCTTGTTATTGTAGCATTACTTTTTTCTTCTACAACAACTTCTTTCTTTTCATTAACTCTTTTCATTGTTTTTTATGTTTTCATGATTAAACTGACACACCTATTATATCTTCTACATGTACTTCTACAAAAGAACCATCACTTTGTTCTTCAAGATATGTTCCTACTATTTTAGTTCCACACATACGATGAATAATATTACTACCGTTTGTAATTTCATCCACTGAACTGTTTGTAAAATCTTTACTGGTACATGCTTCTAAAAAATTATTATTCTGCGATTTCATGGGCAATGTTATAAGATAACAATTATGATTAAAAGTATTTGCGTAACTCTCAGCTCCTACAACTATTGTACTGCAGTTAGAACCAAAAGATAAAGCTACTACTGAATCATTTACTGTTATAGTATTACAATATGGTTGAAAAATAATTCCTGATACAGAATCTCCTAATACAATATTATTACAATCTAATGACATTTCTACATCATTAACACCATTACCAAATTGTAAAGTATGACAAGCATCCCCAATCTTTATAGCATAACTACCACCACCAATTACAATATCTTTACCATCACCTCCACAACCTTGTCCTATATCAATATTATTTACACCACCAGAACTATCACCGAGTTCTATGTAACTGGAACCTTGTCCGATTTTAACGTTGTATGAACTTTCGGCTATGTTAATATTCCCACAACCATTACCAAACTCAATATTATAACAATTATCAGATATGGTGATATCAGAACATCCATTATCAAATGAAAGATTATAACTTGAATCTCCTACAACAATACCTAAACATCCAGACAAAAATGAAATTCTTGTACATAATTTACCAATTACTATATCAGTACAATATGCCCCAAAATTAAAAGCTTGCCCCGCATCATTACCAGATTGTCCATATTGTATGTATATTTGCTGACAACTTACATCTATTTCAACATCTTGAACACCTGTACCTATATTAATATTTGAACAATTCTCTTTTATACTTAAATTTCTGGAACGGTCTCCTATAAAAATATGGTTACAATAATTACCAATTTTTGATCCACTTCCTGTGGTGAATCCTCCTGTTTTCGATGCTACAATTATTGCATAACTGCCTACTCCAATTGACAAAATACCACACCCTCCTCCAAAAATAAGTGAAGCACAATAATTACTTATATTAATTCCAAAAACATCACTCCCAAATGTTACTCCGGATGTTAATGATGCTATTTTATTTTCAACCGCAATATTTTTAAATACAATATTTAACAATCTTGAATTAACATTATCCCAATATCCATCATCATTTGAAAAATCTATAACATTATTATATATATTAACATCATCTAATGCAGCAAATGTAGGAAAATCATAATAATTTTCTGAATCTTCTGATACCGGAATATTATATGGATTTGAAAATTCATTTTGAAGCCAATATGGATCTGTTAAATCTAACATATAACTCCATTTAGTAGAATCAAATACTACATCTGTATTAGCTTTCATACATCTAAGTAACCATCCTTCCTTTTTTACCCAATTTGCTCTGTCATATGATGCCCCAGACACCCATTCAGAAGCACCTACTTCCCATCTACGAAATTTTACATTTCGTATATCCCAAGGAGCTGCATTATTTAATATAGTTTCACGTCTCCATATTATTACTCCCTTCCAATCAGGCAATTCCCCTCCCCCAGTATATCCTGCATCATTTACATAATTCAAAGAATTCCAATCATACCAAATCTCGTCAGTTGGAAACAACTCGGAATGAGCATACATTGATAAAGTATTTTCAGAAGTAGCTAATACAATCAGAGGTTCTATTTCACCAACAGCAGGAACACCTTCATTACATTCATTACCAGAACCATCCAACATCCAATAAGTAGTAGCAAAATCCGTAATCCTGTAAAACTGCCCAGCCACAAGTCCATCACCACTTGAATCCATTAAAGCAACCAACTCAGCATAGGTTACATCAATTATTCCTCCACCTTCAGGTAAATCAGCCAGTGTAGCAAACGGATTTGCTGTTGAAGGATTGTTAGAACTTTCAATAGCATCAAGTTCATCACTGTCTAACCCTAAATCAGCTATATCACTAACCGTTGCAAAAGGATTAGAAGAAGAAGGATCGCCTGCACCTGCTAAAGCATCAACTATGTCTGCCCCTAATTCAACACTTTCAACATCAGCCATCGTTGCAAACGGATTACTGGCTGACGGATTATTAGCATTATCAATCGCTGCATTTTCAGCAGTGGTAAGATCAAGTATTTCCTGTAACTTTTTCTTTAACCTCTGGTCTGTTCCTAATTTTTTCATCTTTATTGTCTTTTTTACTGTTTATACTTGAATTTTAATATTTTATTGTTTATACTGAATAATATATAATCTTACTTTTTCAAATGTTTTGGTTGATGTATGTAAATTCCCTGCCCAAGTATGAGACCTGACTACTGTTCTGTATTGTGTTTCATTTAATTTGTATGTATAAGATCGAAGCACAAAAGTG